TTACTTCACCCACACCTCAACAGCCTGGCCAGTCGCCGATACGACGCTGGCGTGATGTTGCGTGGCGGGTGCAGTGCTCGGCGCTCTTCGGCACCAGTGACGTAGTCGCCCTCGCCCTCGCCCTCGCCCTCGCGCTGCAGGTGCCGTTACCGCGGCAGCAAGGGTGCTGCAGTGTTCGGGTTGATGTAGACGGTCGCCGTAGCCGTCTTGCCGCAGAACACGCCGGTGCGCACGATCGCCACGCCATCGGGGATGTCGACGGTCGGGTCGGTGCGCGGCCCGCCGAATTGAGGTGGGTTGTACTGGGGTGCAGTCAGCACGCGGCCCGTGCTGATTTCTACTGCGTGATATGTGTTGCGACTACCGCCGTCCCAGTAGGTGCCGCTAAGGGTGCATTGTGACGTGACCCGCAGGAAGGCGTCGCGCTTGCGATACGACGGGTCGGCGGCCCGAATGACCCGTTTGATTTCGGGTGCGGTGGCGAGGGTGACCTTGTCCATTGCGACTATCCGAAAGAAAAGGCCCGCGCGTGGCGGGCCGGGGGTTGAGGGGCTTGCGGGGTGCACCGATCCACGATGCACCAGCAAGCCCCCGGCGGGGGGGTCGGGGGTCAAGGGTCAGGCTTCGATCACCTCCGAGTTCTCGAGGCGCAGCAGCACCTCGGCCGTGTCGGCTGCGCGCAGAGCCATCAGGGTCTGGTGCAGCGCCGAGACTTCTTCGGCGGTCAGTGTGATGACCTCGCCACTCGGCAGGACAAGAGAAGACCGCACCGACGCGAGAACTTCGCGCTCGGCGGCGACAGTCGCGGCCGCGATCCGCTGGCGCACCTGCGCTTCGCGTTCGCGTTCTTCTGCCTTCTCGGCGCGCGCCTTGATCGCGGCGCGCTTGGCGCGCGAATCGGCGGCGTCAGCCTTACGCTCGGCGCGCGTGCGCATGGCAAGCGCCACACGCTCCAGCACCAAGGCGTCGACGTCGGCTTCGGGGTCGCGTGCACCGAGTTTCAGCATCGGCGCGAACACGGCCGCAAGGGCCGCCGACACGCCACGCAGGGTTTCGCCCTTCGGGCCGAGGATCCCTTCGACGTCGACGCCACCATGCAGTGCCAGACGCAATTGGTTGGCCGGTGTCTTGTTGCCGTGAATATGCCACTGGGACAGTACGTAGGTTCCGACGTCGGTCAGAATCTCTCCGACAGCGTCATCGCTCGCGCGGATGGTTGCCAGGAGTTTGATGAATTGGGCAGCCTTCATGGTCAATCTCCGAAAGAAAATGCCCGCACGTGCGGGCAGGGTTTAGGGACTAGGACACAGTATCGACTCGCGACACTGTGGATAGTCCCCGATAGGTCATCGGGGAACTAATGGCGTACGGGGGCGCGCCATGTTGTGGGTTGTCTTTGCGGGTTATGGCCGGTTTGTCACTTGCGCGGGTTGCGCCTTGATGGCTTAGTGTCCGCGCCGCGCTCGCTAACTGGCAGACAGAGAGTTATCACACTCTTCCCAGCCACCATACTGAGCTAACCCCGATCGCGCGATACGCTGCGAGGAGCGCCTTTCTGGCCTATCCGTGAACCCGGGGCATTCCCATGCTGGGCTTTCGCGGGCGATCCCGCGCGCCGTTGACGGCGATCCAGTGTTGTTCACGTCGGGTGAGTTCCTATTACGGCCATCACCGTTCCCTACGCAACCCGCATGAGGAATGTTTCCCCGATGCGTCCAGCATATCCCGGGCTGAGCCGGTTCTGGCAAATGCGAATGCCTAGTTGCGCCTAGGCATGATGCAAAGATCTGTTTGGATGCCTATAGGGTGCCGTCAACCTGCAGGGGACCGAGGAGGGCCAGGGGGGGATGGGGCCGCGCGTCTGTGAGGGTGCCCCCGCCCTAGGACCCCGTCTAACATGGCGGCCAATTTTCAAATGACTTTACACTTCCCTGTATAACACACCCCGTGCTAGACTCCCTCCATGTCCGCCCTGGCCCCCTCGCCCTCAGAGAAGCTCTCCGAGATCCTCGACGCCATCCGCGCCGACATGCACGCGGCGGCCCGCATCGCCGCCGCTGCGCTGCCTATCGCGGTGGAGAAGTACGTGGCGCGCCTGGCCGCCGAGGAAGACCCCGAAGCCCTGCGCAAGGGAGTGGCCCAGTTGCGCGACATGGCGATCACGGTGGAGCCCAAGGCCAGCGCCACTGCGGTCTTCACGGGCAACCCCGGACTCGTGATCGTCCTGGACCCCAACGCCAAGCAGGAACTGCCGCAACCCAAGCCGCTGTCGCTGGCCGAGGAAGTCATCGAGGCCCTGCCGACCGATCAACCCCCGCAATCCATGTCGCCCCTGTCGGTTCCCATCGAGGTGGAGATTGCGCCCGCCCCCGAACCCCAGGCCCCACACCCCCCTCAAGCCCCAGCCCCAGCGCCCGCCTTCACGCTGGACAGCCTGCTCGGCATGACCGACGACTGACCCTCGCCGCAACCACCCATGCGCTACGTCGCCAGCCCCACGGGGCGTGAGTTCCTGCAGGACCGCTCGTTCATCAAGGGCGTGATGGGGCCGGTGGGCGGTGGCAAGTCCACGCTGTGCCTCATGGACCTCATGGCGCGGGCCTACGACCAGACGCCATTCAACGGACTGCGCCGCACGAAGTTCGGCATCCTGCGCAACACCTCGCAGCAGCTCAAGGCCACCGTCAAGCCGCTGATCGACGAATGGCTGGTCACCGGGCCGCAGGAATCCACCGGCTCGCCGCTGGGGTCGTGGCGAGTCACGGACAGCACCTTCGAGATCCAGATGCCGCTGGCCGACGGCACGCGCATGCACACCGAGCTGATCCTGCTGAATGCGGACACGCCCGACGACGTCAGGCGGCTGCTGTCGCTGCAGCTGACCGCAGCGTGGGTGGAGGAAGCCCGCGAGATCGACCCGGAGGTCTTCAAGGGACTGCTGGGGCGGGTGGACAGGTTCCCGAGCAAGGTGCTCGGCGGCGTGAAGTACCCGGGCGTCATCTTCTCGACCAACGCGCCGCCGCTCAATTCGTTCTGGCACAAGCTCATCGTCGAGCCGCCGGACAACATGCGCATGTTCATCCAGCCGCCGGCCGTCCTGGATGACGGCAGCGTCAACCCCGAGGCGGACAACCTGGTCTTCCTGGGGGACAACTACTACCCGAATCTGATGGCGGCCAACTCCGACGAGTGGGTCGACGTGTACCTGCGCAACAAGTTCGGGCAGGGCAACTCGGGGCAGGCGGTGTACCGTTCGACCTTCAGGTCGAGTTTCCACGTTTCCAAGGAACCCCTCAAGCCGATCCCCGGCGATGCGTTCCCGCTGGTGGTGGGCATGGACAACGGCTTGCAGGCCGCCGCGACGATCATGCAGCAGACCCCGCGAGGGGTGGTCAACGTGCTGTCGGAGTGTTTCGTGCCCGAGGACACCACCATGGGGGTGGAGACTTTCCTCGACCGGCTGCTGGTGCCGCACCTGACGTCCAGGTATCCGGCGCGCCGGGATGCCTTCCTCTTCGTGCTCGACCCCGCGTGTTTCCAGCGCAGCCAGGTCAACGAGGCGACCATCGCGCAGGCGGTGCAGGCTCGCGGGTTTCGGGTGCTGCGCGCCGGCACCAACGATCCCGACAAGCGACAACTGGCGCTCGAGGGACTGCTCAACCGGGCGGTCGATGGTGGCCCCGGCCTGCGGTTCGACCCCGGCTGCACGCACCTCATCAACGCGCTGGAGTGGGGGTATCGGTACAAGAAAAGCATGCAGACGGGCCTGAGTTCGACCGCCCGGGAGAAAAACCACTTCTCGCACATCGCCGAGAGTGCGGAGTATGCGGCGGGGTATTTCAACGCGCAGGTCAGCCAGACCTACGCGTCGTTCGTGACGACGGCGCGTCCGATCAAACCGCGCAGTTATGCCTACGTCTGATGCGCGCGGCGCGTTGAGCGATCGCTCACTCGCATGCTAGACTGACGCCCCATGCAACCCATGGGATTGCCAATGCCAGGTGCGCCGGTTGCGGCAGGCCCTGCCGCGCCTGCGTCATTTGCACCACCTGCGCCGTCCTACGCCGACCTGGGCGGGATGGTGACGGCGGGCAACCAGGCCGCTGCGCTGTCGTGGGACCGCCCGAGCCTGGATGCGCAGTACGACGCCGAGCAGTCGCAGCAGGTGCTCACCGGGCTGGCCGGGCACATCAAGGCGTTCTGGCACAAGGCCGAGCGTGCCAAGCGGACGGTCGAGCAGCAGATGATCGAGGCCATGCTGGCGCGCCGTGGGGAGTACACCCCGCAGAAGAAGGCGCAGATCGCCGAGCAGCGCCAGCCGGCCATCTACATGATGGTCGCCGCGACGAAAATGCGGCAGGTGGAGGCGCTGCTGCGCGACGTGCTGCTGGGCACTGGCGCCGAGAAACCGTGGACGCTCGTGCCCACGCCCGAGCCCGAGATGCCGCCCGCCGTTGTGGCCAGCGCCGTGCAGCAGCTGCAGCAGGAGATCCAGCAGGCCATGCTCAGTGGGTTCATGCCCACCATCCAGGCTGCGCAGGAGCGCCTGCGCGAGATCCGTGACGAGCTGCGCCCGATGCTCATGGAGCAGGCGCGGCGGCACACCGAGCGCATGGAGTCGCGCATGGAGGACCAGCTCGTCGAGGGCGGGCTGCCAAAGGCGCTGGACCAGCTCATCACGGACATCGCCACGTTCAAGACGGCATTCCTGGCCGGGCCGCTGGTGCGCAACAAGCCGCAGTTGAGCTGGGGTCCCGGTGGCGAGCTGCGCGTCGAGACGAAGAACGTGCTGGAGTGGGAGCGCGTCGATCCGTTCGATATGTACCCCGCGCCGTGGGCCAACGACATCGAGCGCGACGACCTCATCAGGCGCTGGCGGCTCACGCGCGGTGCGCTCAACGAGATGATCGGCGTCGAGGGATTCAGCGAGGCGGCGATACGCAAGGTCATCGAGCAGTACGACGTGACCGGGTATCACGACTGGTTGAGCGTCGACTCGGTGCGCGCCGATGCCGAGGGCAAGGACCAGGCGGACCAGCACGCCACGGGACTCATCGACGCCCTGCAGTACTGGGGCTCGGCCAGCGGGCAGATGCTGCTGGACTGGGGGATCGACCCCGCGCTCATCGACGACCCGCACAAGGAGTACCAGATCGAGGCGTGGCTCGTCGGGCCGCACGTCATCAAGGCCGTGCTCAACGCCGACCCGCTGGCGCGCAGGCCATACTACGCCGTGAGTTTCCAGCCGGTGCCGGGGTCGGTGTGGGGCAACTCGCCCTACGACCTGTGTCGCGACCAGCAGGACATGTGCAACGCCGCTGCGCGGGCGCTGGCGGCGAACATGGGTATTGCCTCCGGGCCGCAGGTGGTCATGCTGGCCAACCGCGTGGCCAAGGGCGAGGACGTCACCGAGATGTTCCCGTGGAAGATCTGGCAGTTCGAATCGGACCCCATGGGCAGCACGGCCAAGCCGGTGGAGTTCTTCCAGCCGGGCAGCAACGCCAACGAGCTGATGGGGGTCTTCGAGCGGTTCAGCCAGCTGGCCGACGAGGCCGTGGGTATCCCGCGCTACATGGCCGGGTTCAACGGCGGCGAGGGTGGTGCGGGGCGCACCGCCAGTGGCATCAGCATGATGATCGGCAACGCGAGCAAGGTCATCAAGCAGCTGCTCGGGCACATCGACACCTTCGTCATCACGCCCATGCTGGAGCGCCTGTACTACTACAACATGCGCTACAGCGACGACCCGGACCTCAAGGGTGACGTGAAGGTCGTGGCGCGCGGGGCGTTGTCGCTGCAGGCCAAGGAAGCCGCACAGATGCGCATCAACGAGTTCCTGGCCGCCACGGGCAACCCGGTCGACATGCAGATCGTGGGCCTGGAGGGGCGCGCGGAGCTGCTGCGCAGCGCCGCCAAGCTGCTGAACGTGAACCCCGACAAGGTGGTGCCGCCCGAGCCCGTGCTGCGCATGCGCCAAGCCATGCAGGCACAGCAGATGCAGCAGATGCCGCAATCCCCGTCCGGCGGCACGCCCGCCAAACCCGGTCGGTCCAGGGAGCAGCTGATGGACGGCACTCCGACGACCGACACTTTTAGCCCACGAAAGGTCCAGTGATGATGGCCGGGTGCGCAAGGCTGATTTGTGAGCGAGTACTTACTTATTTTCGGCGTGGCTTTCGCGACCACGTATCTCGCGTTGTGGTCCGTCGATTTGATCAGGGAGTGGCATCATGCAAAACACCGCGGGCATGAAGAAATCCCCCGGTAAAGGCTGCGGCGGAAAGAAGCGCCCCGGCAAAGGGAAGTAATGTGGATAACTTGTCCTTGAGGCTGTTCGACCTTGCGATCGCGCTCGCGGGGGCGTTGGGCGGCTGGGTGCTCAACTCCGTGCGGCAATCCGTGCGCGACTTGCAGGAAGCCGACCGCGTTCTGACGGACAAGGTCGCACAAATCGAGGTGCTCGTGGCGGGTAACTACGTCAGCAAGGACGAGATGAACCACGTTATCGAGGACATCAAGCGCACGTTGCTGCGCATCGAGACGAAACTCGATAACAAGGCCGACCGTCAAGGAAATTAGTGAGTACTCGCTCACAGATTGAAGACGCCGAGGTTTTCTCGCGCATACCGGCCCACGTGTTCAAGCCGTGGCTGGAGCGGGAGAGGGACTCGGCGTACAAGTACCTCGCTGAGGCGACGGACAGCATCATGCTGCACCGCGCTCAAGGCAAGGTGCTGCTGATCGAACGCATGCTCAGTCTGCTGGATCGGCAGTCCTAGTGGCGCGCTTGCGGGCGCGCTGATTCGTGTGCTAGTATGCACTTACACCAACCGGCGACCGCGACAGATGCGCGGCGCGCCAGGAGAGGTCACAAATGGCTCTACCCAAGGCAGTTCAGCGTCAACTCGACGAGGCTGAAGCGATCGGACAGGCTCTGATGGAGTCGCAGGAACAAACCCCGGCGGCAGACCAGCAGCCCCAGCAACCCGATACTCAGCCGACACCGGAACCGACGCCCACTCCCACCCCGGCGGTCGACGAGACTCTGGAGCACAAGTTCCGCACCCTGCAAGGGATGTACAACGCGGAGCGCGCCCAGAACAAGGTCTACGAGAGCAAGCTGGCGGCGCTGATGAACCAGATGGCGGCGATGACCGCGCAGCTGGAGAAACAGAACTCGTCGCAGCCCGAGCCGCCCAAGGCGCCCGAAACCGACCCGCGCGATTCCGCGCAGTTCGGCGAAGACCTGGTGGAGATGGTGCAGCGGTACGTGACCCGAGCGATGACGGTCTTGCGCTCCGACCTTGGCACCACGATTGCCGAGTTCGACAAGCGCGTCAAGGCACTTGAAGCTGTCGTCAACGGGGTGAGCCAGAAGACCGAGATGTCCCTGGAGCAGGCGTTCTACGCGGCCCTGGAGCAGGCGGTGCCCGACTGGCGGCGCATCAACACGTCCGATGCGTGGTTGCGCTGGCTGGAGGAGTACGACGAGATCTACGGTGCCACCCGGCAGGAGGCACTAGACGCCGCGCACAGGGCGCTCAACGCCAAGCGGGTCATCGCGATCTTCAAGGCATTTCTGGCTTCAGCCCAAGCTGCGAAGCCGTCGCTGGATTCCCAGCGCACGCCTGAGCCGCGAGCTGCAGCCACGCCGGCTGCTTCGGCGACGCCGGTGGCGCGCACGATCACGCAGAAACTGATCAAGCAGTTCTACGACGATGTGGCGCGTGGCAAGTACAGGGGGCGGGAGGCGGAAGCCGAGCGCCTGCAGGCAGAAATCGACAAGGCTGCCATGGAGGGTCGTATCGTCTGACGCGAGCGATTCCCGGGGCAGCCAGTAACCCTCTCAAGGAGAGATCATGGCAAACATTACCGCTGCCCCGGTTACCCCGGTCGCTGGTGCCTACGGCACCCAGAACGCGGCCTCGGGCACCTTCATCCCGACCCTGTGGTCGGGCAAGCTCAACGCCAAGTTCTACGCGGCGTCGACGTTTGCGGACATCTGCAACCGCGACTGGGAAGGCGAGATCGCCAACATCGGCGACAAGGTCGTCATCAACAACATCCCGTCGCTGACGGTTCGTGACTACCAGGTCGGCGCGAACCTGCTCTACCAGACCCCGAACCCGAGCACGGTCGAGCTGGCGGTCGACCGCGGCAAGTACTTCGCCTTCAACGTCTCCGACGTGCTGAACTATCAGGCCAAGCCGGACCTGATGGACATGTTCAGCTCCGACGCTGCGGAGCAGATGCGCACGACCATCGACTCGACGTGTCTGTACCGCACGCTGCTGTCGACCCCGTCGCAGCCAGGTCTGGAAGACGGCGTGGTCGCGGCCAACCGTGGTGCGACCGCAGGTGCGCGCTCGGGCGCCTACAACCTCGGCACCGACACGAGCCCGGTGGCACTCGACGCCACGACCGAAACCACGCTGGACCTGATCCTGCGCATGTCGGCGGTGCTGGACGAGCAGAACGTGCCTGACGGCAACCGCTGGCTGGTGATCGACCCCGCGACGCGCATCCGCTTGGCGGCCACCCGCCTCGCGCAGGCGCAGTTCATGGGCGACCCGAAGTCGATGATTCGCAACGGCATGATCGGCACGATCGACCGCTTCAAGGTCTACGTGTCCAACCAGCTGCCGTACAAGAACGCCAGCGCGTCTGTGTGGACTTCCGGCGACGGCACCGAGACGTCGATCAGCGGTGCGTCGCACGGCACGCGGGTTCGCCTGATCGCGGCTGGTCACACGGCGGCCATTGCGTTCGCCTCGCAGGTCAACAAGACCGAGACGCTGCGCAACCCGTCGGACTTCGGCGATCTCGTTCGCGGCCTGCAGATCTTCGGCCACAAGGTGGTCAAGGGTACGGCCCTCACGGTCGCCGTCGTCAGCAACTGAGCTGAGTAGGAGAGATTCACATGGCAAACACTGTCCAGATCGGCCGCACCGACAACGACTTCGGCGCCGTCACTCCGGTGGGTACGACCGATGCCACTACGGCGGTCCTCGTCAACGGCATCAACACCGCCACGGCGGCTGCCGGCAACACGGCAGTCAAGCTGCCCACCGGCGCGGCCGGCCCGATCGTCGTGCGAAACACGGCGGCTTCGGCCGTCACCCTGCTGGTCTTCCCGCCCACGGGCGGGTCGATCAACGGCGGCACGGTGTCCACGGGCTCGTACTCGGTGGCGCAGAACGCCCGCGCGGTGTTCTTCCCGCACCCGAACGGCCTTGACTTCACGGCCATCACCAGCGCCTGAAGTTGGCTTGCACTAACGTGTGAGCGCGTATACTACGCCCGGCCTCGCGCCGGGCGTAGTCGCTTCCAGGAGGTTCAATGCCGACCATCACTGCACAGGCAATCATCGACAAGGCGCAGACGATCCTGCAGGATACGACCGAAGTCCGCTGGACCGAAGCCGAGCTGCTGGGCTGGCTCAACGACGGCCAGCGCGAGATCGCGATGCGCCGCCCGGACGCTTACTCGAAGATCGCCAACGTCACGCTGGTTGCGGGCACCAAGCAGTCCATCCCGAGCGACGGCACCGCGATCCTCAAGGTCATTCGCAACATGGGCGCCAACGGCACCACGCCGGGTCGCGCCATCCGGCACGTCCCCGCCGACGTGCTGGACTCGAACGTGCCCAACTGGCATGCAGCCACGCAGGTGGCCGAGATCCTGCACGCGGTCGTCGACGTGCGCATGCCCAAGTTCTTCTACGTCTACCCGCCAGCCAACGGCACGACGCAGGTCGAGGTCTTGTACGCCGCCCCGCCGGCCGACGTGACCAACAAGGCCAACGCCATCTCGGTGGACGACGTGTTCGCCACGCCGCTCGTGGACTACCTGTGCTTCCGGGCTTACAGCAAGGACCAGGACCTCACGGGCAACGTCGAGCGGGCTCGGGCGCACTACGAGCTGTTCCTGTCATCGCTCAACGGCAAGGCGCAGGCCGACAGTGTCGTGCGCACGGGCGCCGACAACGTAAAGGGCTGATCGGTGAAGTCGCTCGGCGCCTTCTTGCCTTGGGTGGCACCTCATGTGCCGGGTGCCAGCGACCCGCTCATCGAGCAGGCCGTCAGGGATGCGTGCATCGAGTTCTGCGATGCGACGAACATCGTGCAGCGCGTGGAGGTGCAGGGCGTTCTGGCTGGCGAGCCGCAGTACGTCGTGTCGGCGCCACAGCAGCAGCGCCTCGTGGCTGTCCTGCAGGTGGCGTACAACAGCAACCCGTTGAAGTACGCGCCCATCGACACCGTCGAGCACGGCGCCGCCTTGCGGGCGGGGTACGACGCGGTTGTCGATCCGGCGCGCGGGACGCCCATGACGTACTACCAGACCACGCCGGGCGACGACGCGATCTACCTGTGGCCGGTGCCGGATACCGAGGTGTCCGACGCGCTGGCAGTCCGGGCGTCGTTTGCCCCCACGCGCACGGCCACGCAGGTCGAAGACGAGCTCTTCGACGACTGGCTCACCGAGATCGTGAGCGGGGCGCTGGCGCGCCTCATGATCATCCCGGCCCAGCCGTTCACGAACCCGAAGCTGGCGCTGGAGCACGAGAGAGCGTTTCGTGCCGGGGTGGGGGCGGCCAACGCGGAAGCACGACGTGGCACGGGACGTGGCGGGCTCTTCGTCAAGCCCAGACCGTTTGCGTGAACAGACCGCGAGGACAGACATGCTAGATGCACTCAAAGTCGCTGGCCTGACGCTGGCCTACCTCTACGCCTGCTGGCTGGCCTACATCCTCGTCATGGGCCTGTACCGCGCCTATCTGGCCGGCCGCCTGCCCAGGCAGTCCGTGCTGTTCTGGCTGGCGCTGCCAGTGGTCGTCGCGGGCTACGCGATGGACGTCGTGCTGCAGTACGTCGTCGGCACCCTGATGTTCGCAGACCTGCCGCGAGGCGGGGAGCACCTCTTCACGTCGCGCCTGAACCGCTACATGCGCGGGCACGACCACTGGCGCCGCCGGTGGGCGCAGTGGATCTGCGACCACATGCTCGATCCGTTCGACCCCAAGGGCGATCACTGCTGAGGTGCCGCATGAAACTCCCTGACCCGTCGCTTCCGTGGCCGAT